CATTAAATCCTGCTAAACCACCATAACTAACTAAACTACCAGCAAAAGTAGAAACTGTAGTAGCAGGAGCGGTAAAGGTGCCACCTGCCAAAATATTTAGTGTAGTAGCTGTGGTAGGAGCAGTGATAGACATAGCACCAGAACCAGCTGCCGCAATAGTATAAGTATCACCAGTTGGAATTGTAGAAGTTCCCTGCATAGTATTGGAAAAAGTATTGAAACCAGAATTATTGATAGGTGCTGAAATATTAAGTGCGCCAGAACCAGAGGCTGCAACAGTTAAATTACCAGTTGGAATAGTGATAGTGCCTGTTGCTGTAGCGCCGCTGGTAAAAGTAGTAGCAGAGGTAGCAGCATATCCAATAGTCCCTGCTAAATTAACAGAACTATTTGCATTGGCAGTTAAAGCTGAAGCTGCGGTAATTTCTAATTCTGCAAAATGAGTTCCATCACCAATAAATAAAGTAGTTGCCAATATAGAAGCATTTGCATTAAATGATGTAAGTCCTGAAAAGGTGGCAGAACCTAAATTGTTAATAGTGCTATTACTGGCTAAATTAAGATCACTATTGACTAAATATATCGTTTGAGAATTATAGGTTAATTGAGCGCCAGTAAAAACATACCAGTTAGCAGTTGGTCCAGGCACACCACCATCTGTATAAATTAAGCCGTTTTGTCCATTACTACCAAAAACATAAGAACTACCTTCTACACCATTGACAAAAAGATTATCGCCAGCAGGAGCGGTTAGAGTAAAATTGTTAGTAGCGAAAGAGTTATCTTCATCTTGGAAATAATAAAAGCGTCCAGCACCTGCCGCAGGAGCAGGAGGCAAAGTGACATCCACTGGATTACCAGCAGTGTGGATTTGCAATAAATTAAAAGTAGAAGTGGCTACAATCGGATATGACGCCACACTGATACTAAATGGAACTAAATTGCTAATGCCAGGCAAAGCTGCCACATTAAGCTTATGATTGGCAGTGATCTGAATGGGGTCGCCTGAACCATCATTGAAAACCAAGTCTCCTGTGGGGGAAATGGAATATAAAGCCGCTAAATCTTGGGCTCCCACCAAGTCGGAAACTTGTTGCTGAAAACGAATGGAACGAACGGCGGTGACATTGTGGCTATTGATCACCACATCCCCATTGATATTGATGGCAGCGATAGTTAATGGCTTGCCGACGGTGACATGGTCATGACCATCGATGGTTACTAAATCGTCAGAGACTTCTTGGGCAAATAATGGCCCCAAAGTTGTGGAGGGAACAGGAACGGTCAAATCCATCCAAGGCGTAATAATATCAGACACTTGTTACCTTCTTATTTTTAGCAGCCCAATCTCTTATTTTTTGTTTAGAGGCTTCAGAGTGTTTTTTACCTAAATGAGACTTTCTATTTGCCTCATTTGATTTTTGAGAATGATGTTTTCCCTTAAAAGTTGGGATTTGTAATTTACGAGCAGCTTTTATTTTAATTTTAGTTTCATCAGAATGAGTTTTGCCGTAAAATGGATTTCCATCACCAGAAAATAATGAACTCATCCTCTTTTTAGTTTCTTCGCTCCATTTTCGACCAACAACACCATCACCGCCCACTGTAGTGTTAGTTAATTTACATCCCAGAGAACGATAACGAGCGATAAAGTTAATCTCTTGTTCAGGGAGAACGCTGGCATCTGCATATTCTGCCAGAATAACTACTTCGGCTTTTTGACCGTTAGCAATTAAGGATTTTAACCAGTTATTTTTGTGTGTATTAGTTTTAAGTGAGCATGCAAAATAATGCTCCTTCAATCGTCTATCTAATTTTGTAGAATAACCAATATAGCGTATTTGGTTTGTATTGGGGTCGCATAAAGCATAAATCACATTATCACTCATCTTATAGTAATGTCCTTATATTAGAAGCACACAATAGATACCACACAATCAGCCGAACAATACAAATTAAGATAGATACCTTTATTGTTGTTGGTTAATTGCCCATCCCAGACGGTTGCATTGGCAGACAGACCGCATAAAGACCAACCCACCAAGGGACGACCCAAAGTATGTGGTATTTGATTGAGTTGATAACCATGTTGAGTGGTATATCCATCCACCAGCTTGATATTGGTTAAAACCACACTATCCAACTGACCTTTGCCAGAGATATAGTCCAAAACGGACTTGACATTTTGCTCAAATCCATTGACTTTGGTGCAAATATCTTGCAAAGTGGTGGGAGACAGGGTCAGAACCTTGGATAATTGTGGAATACTCATTAAAAGAAGCCTCCGCCTCTACCCCAACCATTTCCCACTTTATTCATTTGTCGAGTATTTATAGCTTTCTTTACAGAACCAGCATCTCTGCTTGCCGCTGCATTCTGAATGCGAGCTATCAAAGCCAGTTTCTGTTGTGCATAATCGGCTGGATTGGTGTCCAAACGCGTTGCCACCTGCAAACAAGCATGCATAATAGCCACTTCATACCAAGCTTGCTTATTCATATAGTCAGGTAGGGTATCAGTGGGATTAACCAAGTTTTGATACTCTGGGATATACCAAACTTGATAGGTTCCAACGGCAGAAGCGGCTGGAATGATCTCAATGAAACGACCTTCTTGACGATATTCCAAGCAAAGATTGCCATAAGGATAGCGTAGAATGGGGTAATTCCATTTGTTCTTTTGTTGCAAGTTAAATCGCTTGACGGTGATCCATCTTTGAGCAAAAGCTACTTCCACTTCTCGGATTTTGAGACAATCGGAAGGAGTGGGGAAGATGTTGCCGCCAGGTTGAATGACGGATTGAAAGGAAGTCAATTTATAATCATCGAACTTCTCCACCAATATATCATCCAACTCCGCTAAACCTTCGTTGAGGAAGTTGATAATATCGGTATCTTCTACCTGGGTAGAGTTTTCTGTGGCTGTCTTGGTTCTCACCTTGTCCAGCATAAATTGAAGCGATATGGAACTCATTAAGAAAGTCTCCTTTTATTGAGCAGGACTTCCTTCTTCGCCTTCATCATCGGATGGTTGTGGTTCGGAACCTTCATCGGACATACCGCACATTTCCACCAAGTCTTTGAGAGCATCATAGGCCTTGGCAAAATCACCTGCTTGACCTGCTTGAAAGAAAGCGGCGGTAGCCTTTTGAGCAACGGCATCCGAAGTATCTCCTTCGCCAGTGTCATCGCCTTCCGATGGATCAGCATCGGAGCCACCAGCATTTTTACCTGCATCCTTCATTTTTTGAGCTATCAAAAGTGCAAAAGAAGGTTTTGTATTATTAGACAAAGTTTGCATAATTTTAGGTCCCATAATAGCTATTTCGAAGTGCTAACGAGAATGTGAAACCACCACCAGCAGGCGGATCAACTTTGGTAGTGCTTCCAGGAGTATAAAATAGAATATTAACCGTTTGGGGTGCGACGGTATCGGCTTGGGTAGCATTGGTCACATTCCAAGAATAAACCTGTCCAACCACATCGGCTGCCGTAGGAGAAGAAGCGGCATCTACTGCCACCACCGTAATTCCGACATGATGCAAGTCAGTCCAAGCATCTTGTAGGTTAAGAGTATAATCTCCTGTCCCATTACGAACGATAGAGGTTAAGCCCTTGGGAACCCCCAATAGGCTTCCATCTTCTTTGGTGTATCCATCCGTTACAGGAGGCACAGGACGAAGTCCATTAACACCATTTTTGATATAGCCAGAAGAGGCGAGGGCAACATACCCATCCAAGATGCACATTTTGGGATCGAAAGTCCCACCAAACTGGTATAAGCGTCGAGTGGCCATGTTAGTAATTCTCCTGTGTAGTAATATTAGTATTATTCATTTGTTGTAATTTCTTTCTCTCCCAATATGCCTTGGAAGTAATAGATAGTTTAAGTCTTGTTGCATCGGATACTTTTCGTCCTTTGCGACTATTAGACATTTTCTTTTTGGCTTCGGCAGTATGCTTATAGCCAAGAGCATATTTATTACCCTGCGAATTGAGACTTATCTTCTTTTTCGTCTCATCAGTATGTTGGTAAGTATTATTAGTTCGGCGAGTTGCTATGCGTTTAGCAATAGTTTCCGCTGATTGTTTAACTCCATTTCTGGTGCCTTTTTTACCCATAGCAGAAGCAGACATTTTGGCTTTGGTTTCCGCCGAATGTCTGCCATGATTACCACCTTTTTTGAGGTTATAACCTTTCTCTCTATTGGTGCTATCAAAAAGTGTGATATAACAATCTTCTAAATAATCAGCAACATTTTGATCGCTACATAGGGACAATGTCTCATAATAGAAATTAAGCTTACCATATTTGTTAATGGCAGCATTGATATGATGGGAGTTCTTATAACCGCGAGCCATTCTGGCCTCGGTGCTATCCCAAGTTTGCCCCACATACAATTTGTCATTGATGTGGTTGCGAAGTAAATAAATTGTGCAAGATTTAGATGTCATTTGTTTTCCTTCAATAAGACGACGCATTATTCCATTGGAAATGGGCAAGAAATTATCTTGCATGGGCATCTATATCACCAACCAAGGAGATATAGACGCTGTTTAGTTCAATGTTATCAACATCTTACGAATGTCAAGCACTCACACTAATATTGATGTTATCGACAGGCTTACGACACACTAACTGTGCGAAGCTGTAGAAACGGATTTCCATACCAGAGGCAGTTGGGCTTCTCAACCAAACTTTACCATCTTCATCCCATACTCGGATAGCTTTCTTAACGGAGTTCAACTGGAAGCTGTCTCGGTTAATACCTGCGATCATAGTGGAAGGACAAGCTCTGTCAGGAATACAATTTACAGAACCAGTAGAACCGACAATCTTGATACCTTCATATCCGATCTTGGCGGTAACCACATCGTTAGATAATTGAGCCTTGGCACCTAATGCCTTGGACAAGTTAGCAAAATGCTTGAACGGCATCATAAAGTGAGTGAGTTTTCCACCTACTTCACCCACTTGGGCAATAGCGGTTTCCAACACTTCGCTCTCTTCTGCACCAGTTCCATTTAAATAGGAACCTGCCAAACGAACTTGGTTAGTGCTTCGATTGACATTGTTAAAGCTATCGGAACCAGATAGAACGCCATTGACGATCCAATCTTGGAAACCGAACATGACCGCTCCCTTATCACCAGTTCTGAATAGATATTGGTTAAGGATGGTGGTGGTAGTAGCATTAACACCGTAAGTAGCATCAACGACGGAAACAGTAGCTACACCGCCTGTGCCGAGTGGGACTGGGGCATTACCAACTGTTAGAGTTCCTGCCACATAATTGACGGCAACCAGGTAAAGACCTAATTGAGCCACAGTGTTCATGGCAGTAACGGAAGTGCCTGTGGTGGTGGTGGAGCATTGAACCACCATACCAACCTCGAAGTTAAGAGCGTCTTTGGTATTAACCAAAGTGATAGTATCGTTGGCATTAACCAAAGTAGTTAGAGAACCGATTTGGCCTCTAACACCGTTTTGAGAACGGTAGAGCTGAATGTTCTTGCTGTTAGCGAAATCGACCAACTGGCTGTCAGTGATTTCCACTACTGGCTTAACGAAAGAGCCCCTATCCCCATTACCTTGGGAAAGAACTTTGCTGGAGACTGTGGCGTCTCGAAAGTCTTCTACCAGGGAAATAAGCATTTGGACTGCGTTTTCACCAGAGAGAGCCGCTACCGTTTGGGTAGAGCCGAAGTTAGCAGAAGCACCCTGTCCAGCACCAAAGAGGATGGTATGGACGAAATAGTCTCCGACCGACTTCTCGAACTTGGGAAGCAAACCTAATAGCTTGTTCTCCCAGAAAATTGTGTTAGAAATACCATCATCATCGTAGTATCTCTTGAAAAAAGCTTCATAGTTGCCTGAATTGCTTATGTTATCATTTCCAAAGGCCATGTTAAACTCCAAAAAACTTGGTTGTTAAAGACTGGATCAAAGACCAGCTCGTTTGAGGGCTTCTGCTACTCTGTCATCTTGTGACATAGGACCATCGTAAATACTACGAGTGGGGGCAGAAACCGTTGCTACAACTTGTTGTTTTTGTCGATTATCAGGCTGACGAACTTCCACTTTATCAGTTGTGGAAGACGGCTCTTTGGATTGTTGCGATCCATATTTAGCCGCAAACTTATTCATTTTAGATACCGCAATATACCCAGTTTCAATCTTGTCCCACTCATATTTTTCTAATTGAGCGGCGACTTGATCCAAAGGCACTACTTCACCAGTTTGTTGGTGAATGGCAGCCGCGGTATCAAAAATGTATTGGGCGACTGCTCTGTGGTCTCCCTTTTTGAGGGTCAATAAAGTTTCATAGTCACCAGGAGCCTTGACTACCAAAGGCAGCACTAAATTAGTAATGGTATTATCAATTTGTCGTTGGCTCTCTTGAGTGGCAATCTTCTCTTCTTGCTCCTGAATGCGCTTCTCATAAGCGGTTAGTTTATCGGTGATGGCTTGTTCCTTGGGATCAAGAACGGCTTTCTTTTCCCCCTTGGCACTTTCAATAACCCAATTATAGAAATCGTTGGGGTCCAAGCCAGCTGCCTCTAATATCTTATTGGGGTCCTTGGAAGCCTTGGCAGCTTGCAACGCCTCATAGGTATCCGCTTTTTGTTTGAGGGTTTTGACTTCCGCCTTGGCAGCTCTGGCTTCCTTATCCTTTTTAATAAAGGCTTTGCGTTCCGCCACTTCATCTTGGGGTTGAGTTTCCGCCTTGGGAGCCTCTTCATTGCCAGCGGCTTGTTCCACAGGATCGCCATTGCCCAAATTGTTATCGCCAGGGGCAGAAGCATCTTCCGTTAAAGCCATCTTGGCAGCAGGAGCCGCATCCGCAAGATTGGGAAAAATATCCTTATTGGTATTCATAAAGGCTTCCAACTTGGCATCTAATCCATGTTGCAGCGGTTCGCTATTGAGAGACTTGGCATTTTCATTGATCTGGGGAGCAGCATTATTACTATTATTGAGAACAGGCATTAAATATTCCTTGGTTGTTTATGGAGAAGGGGCTGGGGAACCTGGAAGAGGTCCGCCCATGGGAGCTTGCGGTTGCATTGGAGCCGCCTGGACAGGCGCAGGGGTAACTGGATGTTGAGCGGCTTGCATTTGAGCGCTGGCTTGTAGCAAGGTATTGCAGGCCACCTTGAATTGACGAATGAGTTTAATTCGTTGAGGATCAACATGCTCGTTGGTGGCTCTGACCACTTCGGAAGAAGCCAAATTGAAGGCCAGTTGCAAATCCAATTCAGGCAACGGTTCCACATATTCTCCTCCCTCTTTGAGAGAGGAAAGAACATTGGCAACGAAAGTGGTAGTGGCAGTTTGGAGAGAGACGGTATCCTGCAAATCAGGAAAGTCTAACAAAGCCATGCCTTGTTCATGGGTTAGCCAGCCTTGATTGACATATTGCATAATCCTATCCATACGCCCTGCTGGACTATATGGCAGACCAGAGATAGGGAAGCATTGAATGCGATATGGATTGTCAATGATATTGGCATCCGCAAACTTCATGTTGGCAATGCCATGCTTCTCCTTAAAATCAATGGACAAGTCCGAATAATTGGCAAACAAATCGGCAGATAAATCAATGCAGATTTCGGCTAATTCAATAAACATTTGTTCATATCGTTGTCCCACCACCTCAAAACGACCTGTGGCAATATCGGCTACTTCCTGCATGCCAACGGCGGAAGTGACCCCATCATCTTCTTTGGCCCCTGCCGCATTGGCTTGGGAAACCCCAGAGATAGAATAGACATGGTTCTCTAATTGCCAGATATGGGCATACATCTCTTGCGGCACCACATTGGGAGCCACTAATTGAGGAGCCGTCTGGTTGTAATAGATTTGCTTGCCAATTTCATTGGAGGACATTTCCTCTTCGGAAACCCCAGAGTTCTTTTCCACCAGCCAATAAGCATTAGCCAACAGGTCTAACGCCTCATCCACCGTATCCAAATGCTTGTTAATTTGGAGATATAGGTTGGCAATTTCTGCCACAATGCCTCTGCCCCAGAAGCCAGGAGTATGTGGATACCAGCGAAAGAAAACAAAAGGAAAATAAGTTTTGGTATAAGGTTCGGCTAATAGCGTAAAGCCTTTAATGCAAACAGTGTGCAAGCCATCTCCCATCGCCTCCGAAGTGGGCAAATGCCAGCTTTCAATAACGGCGACTACATCGGCAACGGAACGATAGGTAGCGTTGCCAGAGATACCACCAGTGTCAGCCAGTATCTGTTGTCGATATTGAGGATACTTGTCTAATAGCTCATCCCTGGAATAGTAATGCTTGTAATGCATTTGGGTGGGCTTCTTGTTTCTGCCGTCCAACCAATCCACCAATATCTCTTCGGTGAAGACCCATTCAATTTCAATCTTCTTCTTATCCTGATTGATGCAGACCTTGAGAGCCCCTGTCCCAATGATGCCTGCTTCGGTGAAGGCTTCTTGGGCTTTAGTATAAACATCCTGATCATCAAAGATACCTTGGACATATTTGGTGGCATTCTCTGCCGTTATCTTCATGGTATTATCTTTGGCACCATCCGTTAGGAATTGTGGCTTGGGCTTGTTCTTGCTAATCATGGCAGCAGCTGTATCCACCGCACTTTGAGCCACATTAAGCGTCGCCCCAGCACTACCTTCCGTATGGAAGCCATCCACATCGTAGTTGTAAGCCCCTAATTGTGGAGTATGTGCCGTCCCATGATCCACATCATGATACATTAAATTAAAATAATAATGAATGATGCGAGTGGGACGCATATTGACGAAGATTTGTTCTGCGGTAGCAAAGACATCATTAGCCAATCGAATGCGAGCTTGGGCCTGCTGTTGATCCAAATCATCCGTTATCTTATCCACCTTGGCTTTGGCAGCCAACAGTTTAAGGTCTTCTTTACTTTGATCCCACCAACGAAAGCGTCTGCCCTCTTGGTTTTGACCAGTATGATCAGTAACGGAAACATTAGCGTTATCTGCGAGTATTGGACACATTATTTAACTCTTTTGGTAGAAGCCCAGACATCCGCCTTGGCAGCAAAGTCATCGTATTGTTTAGTCGGATCAACCTTGCCATACAACTGCTTGGTCTTCTCGGCTTCCGTTAGCTCTCGTTTGGGAGGCAAGTGCAAAGACTTGGTAATGGTGATGGTAGAGATGGTCTCTTTACTTTCAGTGCTGATAGTAATGCTATCGCAAGCATGTTGCGTCAGTTTCAGCATCAAGGCTTCCACCTGATCAATATCAATGTTTGTCATTATTTATATGTTTCCTTATTGGCAAGTTGCTGCCATTTGCCCTGCTTCTTGGAGAGAGCCAGGTCGCGCTTCCTATCCTGCTTCTGCACCTGATAGAAGAACTCGCTATGATTAACCTGATGCACAATGGGTTGTTCTTTGCCTCGATAGTAATGGGCAGCTGCAAAAGAATACAAAGCACTATCGCAACAGTCGTTATGATACCTATCAGCTTCCTTGCGGAAACCTTTCTCTAATGCCTTCTTATCCAACATGACGGTATTCCATTCCTCAATCAATGGTTGGCATTGGGTCTCGATCACTTTGATCTTGCTGCAAATGAACTCGCTATTCATCAAAGCAATGAAGTCATGCTTGGCAGTCTTGGACTTGGGATACTCAAAGTTAATGGATAGCTTCTGACGATAATCTTCCACTATCAGTTTGCCTGACCCTGCACTATCGATAGGCCAGTAAGCAATGGGATATTGTAATTTATAAGAATATAGTTTTTCTTTTAAGGCATCCAAGGACATGGCTTGATGCTTCTCTGACTTAATAAAGAAGAGATAAGGTTCATATGGATGATAGGCGGCAAGAGTAAAAGCACAACTATCATCATGTCCCAAGTCAGTAGCCAAGATGTAAGTAAAGAGTTTGCCTTTATGTCTGCCATTGGTGTTGAGTGCAGTTATTAGAGGAATATCAAGCAGTTGGCAATTAGCAGGCACATAGTTATACACCCTGGATGAACTGTTCTTTAACCATCTACAAAGATATTGTTGCTGCCACCAGTCCGTCAGGATGTAATCTGGGCCCAACTCTCGTAAGAAGTTAGCTTGCTCTATCTTCTTTTGTTCTGCCATATGTGGATTATCGTCATGTTCCCAATGATGCACATTCCATCCAGGCATTCTATCTTCCGCAGGCTGATAATAGTCATCCTGTTTAGTGATAAGATACCAATAGTTAGAGCCCATAAAGTCGCCAGCCGTTCCTGCCAGAATGATCTGACCTCCTCCTTGGTTCAGATAGTCGGAGACGCACTCTTGTGCCTTCTTGGTAATGATGCGATACAAGTCTTGTCCCTGATCCTGACACTCATCAATGCAAATCATATATTGCTTGCTACCTAATACCTTATTGATTTCCTTATAAGAGACATCACATCCAGCAAACTTAATAGAAGCACCATTATTAAATTGAATTAGATGTTCGGTATTATTATAAGAATATTCATGCAGTTGCAAGAACTCGGTCAGGATACCTTGGGGTCCTAACATAATGGGATGCATAGTATCTTCTGCCGAACCTGCTGTTAGTCCAAAGTAGGTTAGGCGAACACCTGGATTGGTTAAAGCGGCTAATATGAAGTAGATAGCAATGGCAGTCGATTTGCCAGCTCTGCGACCTACGAATAAAGCTTTGCGTTTGCTGCTATCTCTAATAAAGGATAGTTGTTGGGGGAAACAACGATCTCTAATGGCTTGTAAGGTAGTATTTGCGACCATTATTTGCCAATTAAGTTATCAAAGTCCGATGTTTTAGGGGATTTTGGATCGGATTTGTTGGAAGTAGGTTTGTTTTTTGCGTCATCTTCTAACTTGGGCGAAGTCTTTCTTACCATTAGCAAAAGATTAGATAGCTCTTTCATCTTACTCACATCAGTATGTGTCCAAGTCTCTAAATGTATTAGTGTTTGTAGCTCATCATTCACCCTAACAGCCACCATATGCAGCGTTCGATCAATGTTGGGAAAGGAGCGACGAAAAAAAGGATCAACAGCCATATTTACTCATAATTGTAGGTTTATTTATCTAAATTACTTACGAATTAAATGTCTCTTTATTAGCACTATTGGTAGCTAATGGTGTGCTCTTGGGACGACCACCCTTATTCTTATGGTTAGAGGCGGCTGGTTCAATTTCAGAAATTGTTTGGAGCTGTTCTTGATACTCTACCTTGTCCTGCTCAAAGACGCTGACATTGGTCAAAGGAATGTATAAAGTATTACCCACCTTGACATACGGAGCATTACCAATGGTAGTTAGTTCTAATACATCATCTTGGGAAGTGAGAGAAGTCTTCTGCACATTGGTTCCCTTGGTGAAGTAGTTAATGGAATGAATAAAGCGGACCTGTGAAAGTTTCATTTTAGGTATTTCCTTATCAGATAGGAGTTAAAGACAAAATTATCAGGTTGTCTATTGGGTGAGTTGTGTGTCATCATAACTAATTCATTATTGTAATTAGGATAAATATAAGACAGAAGCTCATTGAGTAAGATATTATCTTGACGATATGGCGATTTAATATGATACCAATGAAGAATTAAGCCAAGATCGGATAGATCATATATAATATAGCCCATAATAGTTTCTGGGTCTTCTGGGAAGCAAGCAATTAAAGTATTAGAATAAGAGAGAAGGTGATCAATAATCTTGGTTTGTTCAGGAATATATAGTTCTTGTGCAATATGGGTATTGGCTAAATGATGCACCGTTTGGAAGGTGGAACGAATGAAATTGCGATCCGTTTCTGCAAAATGTCGCTTGATATATTTGGGGATCATTTTTTATTCTTCAATTCATCAAGGATCAGTTCTTCCAACATCTTTTGGGATTGCAGGCGATTTTTATAATCCAAGACATAAGATAATTCAGGCGGAATAAACAGGTTAGTATCCAACATAGATTGATAAAAAGAATGCAATTTGGGAATGGAAAATTGCATCAATTTATTAACCAAATAATTAAAGGCATATTGGTCATTATATTGTTGATAATACAATTCCGATAGCTTATGATTAATAAAACGAATTAAATGAGATTGATGCGGAAGGGAGGAATTATCGGCAATGGTGGATAATTCTCTTTCCAATTCCATAATTTGTTGATCGATGGAAGATAAGGTCATTTGGAAACCTTGATGATATGAGCCGCAGCTTCTTCCGCATCATGAGAAGGAGATTGGGTTGGCATTCCATCCAATTTGGAAGGACCAGATAGCTGGCGATCATGCATTTTGAGAGCCGCTTCCACATTATCTTGGGAAACCTCCCCAATATAAGCCAAGGGAGTTTGTCCCAATTTAACAAAAGCCAATAATCTATGATGTCCGTCCAAAACTGAATACAATTCTTTGCCAGGTATTTTGCCAAGGATTATGGGAGCATGTTGTCCTTGTTCAATCAATTTGGCATGCACATTAACTTTTTTGGGTTCATGACTGGCTTTCCAATTTATTTGATCTGAAAAGTCAATTTGATGCAAAGGAACTTCGAGTGGCCCTTCCCATTTAGTATTTTTGACCCAATTTATAGCATTGATGGGAAAGTCTTTTGCTAATTGCGTATAAACCTTGTGTTCAATAATGATGGATTTCATTCTTTAATATCTTTTAATTCCATTTGGCGTTGATCCAGGATAATAAGAAGCCAATCCCTTTCCGCTTGGGTGGTGGGTTGATTGCGTTTGACCTTCTTGGCGATCTTCTTGAGACGCTTGTTAATGATGTATTGGGTGGCGGATAGATATTTCATAGGTGCTTAAACCATAGCAAAATGGTGGAAATTACTTTAGAGACAGCTTCTTCCATAGATAACTGAATTGGGGTAGCAGTTGGATTGAGCTTGGCCACCACACCGCTGATCACATTGAGCAAGAAGTTAAACCACACAGGGATCACCAAGGACAGCAGCAAAAAGAGACATAAAGTTGGGGACATATTGATATTTTCCTTAATTTGACCGATGACGCTCTTGGCAGATACGAAACATCGGTTGTAGTCCAAAATGGAAGTTATTGAGAAAACCACTTTGGATATTTATTACGACCAGGCAATAAATTGGAGATTGATCTCCTGGTGGAGAAAGTGATGTATGAGATCACACTGGCTTGGATGCCGAACTACTCTTATTCTATTTCCCCATTGTGCTCATAACCTATATTCCACCTACAGACCTATTGATTATGAGCTATTGTGATGCAAAGATCGAGGAAAGAATATCTTGCGATAATCAGTTTGATTGACTATCTCTGCATCATATTTATATCATTTTATTATCTGGCTGACTTATATAGCAAGTCAATTAACACCTCTAAATCGTATGATAAGGTAGAAATGGGAGGATTATGAACCACATCATGTCTCATATATTCAAGAGCACTGATTACGATTTTGACTTCTGGTAAAAGTGTGGGGGCTTCAACTGCTTGCGGTAAAGCATTATAATAGGCGTTGGCTTGATCATAAAGCCATTGATGATATTTCTGTCTCCATTTGGTAAAAATCATTGTTTTATATTCCATTCTTCGCTAATTATATCTGAATTGGTTTTGTATGTGTAATCTTGTAAGACCTTTTGAGTTTCATCATATTCTTGTTGCATCGATGGGGTAATGGCATTTTGGATTTTTTCCGCATCTTTGAGAAGTCGATTAGATTGGATTTTGGCTTGGTGATATT